AAAGATACAGTAAATAATAATGCACCTAAAGTATTACGTGATCAAGGTATTAAGATTTGGGCATCTAATCTATGTTCAGAGATTGCTTTACCATCTGCAGAAGATGAATCGTTTGTATGTAATTTAGCATCTATGAACTTGCTAAAGTATGATGAGTGGAAAGAAACTGATGCTGTAGAAACAATGATCTGGTTTCTTGATGCTGTTATGGAAGAGTACATTGAAAAGACAGATAATATTCCTTTCATGGCTTCTGCCAATAACTTTGCTCGAAGATGGCGTGCATTAGGTCTAGGTCAACTTGGTTGGCATTCATATCTACAATCTAAGATGATTCCGTTTGAGTCATTTGATGCTCATCTATTAACTGTTGAAATCTCTAAGTTTATTGAAGATCATTCTAAGGCAGCATCTAAAGAACTTGCTATTGAATATGGTGAACCAGAAGGTATGCTAGGATATGGTATGCGCAATCTTACTACTTGTGCTATTGCTCCTACTACAAGTTCATCATTTATTCTAGGTCAAGTATCACCATCTATCGAACCATTGGCTTCTAATTACTTTACTAAAGACTTGGCAAAAGGTAAGTTTACTTATCGTAACCCATATCTTGACGAAGTAATTAAAGGTCATAATGTAGACTATGATGCAACTTGGTTAAGTATCCTTAAACATGGTGGTTCGGTACAGCATCTTGATTTCTTATCTAAGATTGAAAAAGATGTATTTAAAACTTTCTCTGAAATCTCTCCATTGGTTATTGTCCAACAAGCTGGTGCTAGGCAGAAATATATAGATCAAGCACAGAGTTTAAATATACTTATCCACCCTGATGTATCAGCTAAAGATGTGAATGCATTGATTATAGAAGGATGGAAACTAGGTGTAAAAACTTTCTATTACCAACGATCAGCTAACCCTGCTCAAGAATTGGTAAGAGATATTATGAATTGTGCGGCTTGTGAGGCTTAAGGAGAGAGTATGTCTAAACCAATAAAAATAGAATGTGGTATGTGTGAAGAAATAACATTTGTAGAAGTTATGTCTGACGAAACACCACATCATTGTCCAATGTGTGGTCATCCGGTTAACTTTGAATCTGATGGATATGATGAGGAAGATGACTACTAAATAGCCTTAAGTTGATAAGGTATTACTATGTGGTTATATGAAGATAAAGAATTTAAGCCCACCTCAGATGAACTATCGTCTTGGGTGGGTTTTGTATATGAAGTACAAGATAAGAGTAATGGTAAAAAGTATATCGGTAAGAAGGGTTTCTGGTCCACTCGCCGTCTAAAGCCATTAAAAGGTAAGACCAGAAAAAGAGTTGTTAAGAAAGAATCCGATTGGATGAAGTATTATGGCTCTAATGAACAAATCAAACTATTATTAGAAGAACATGGTCCTACTCGCTGGAATCGCACTATTTTAAGATTGTGTAAAAGCAAGGGAGAGATGAGTTATTACGAAGCAAAACTGCAATTCGATAAAAACGTACTTTTCGACCCGAATTATTATAATGAATTCATAGGTTTAAAGATACATTCTAAGCACGTTGCAAATTTAATCGAGGAGATGATGAATGGTAGAGATTAATATAAAGAAAGCCAATGAGTTAATGTGGGCTGTTAAAGGTCATTTGATACCAGAAACCTATACAGATGAAGATATAGAGAAACTATACAATTCATACTTTGCAAGGATGTGGGGCAACCATGAATACACATATCGCTTAGATGGATTTGAAGAAGCATGGGAAAAAAGAGTAAAAGGTTAGATGTAACATATTTGTTACACTTTATTGTTTTTATAAAAAAAGTTAAAAAAAGTGCAGAAAACACTTTACATTAGTGATTAGATGTGATATAAGAGTTATAGAAACAATAATTAAGGAATTACAATATGGGTTATATAACATTCAAAGATCAAATGTTCGACAACGAGCATGGCGGTCCTTTTGATCGTGGCATTATGGATTCTTATTATGGTAGAGGGTATCAACCTCACAAATATGATAATGGTACTCATAACCTTGGTCGTATCGAAAAATTAACTGCCGAAGAAACTCATGCTTATTGCATGGGATTTGAATATAATGAAGAAAGCGGAGATAGAAAGGAATGGTAATGAACCAGTCACAAATAATGTTTGTAGCAGAATATACTCTGCTTAATGATGAAAAGTCAATTGCTTACTTTGATAGCCAAAGTAGCGCACTAGAATGGGTTAAAGATGCCAATAAATTTGGTTTACTAGATACCTTTATTATTGATCAACGTAGTGTTAAAATGGAAGAGTTTATATGATATTAATTGATTATAATGGAGTTGCCATCGGCAACTTCCTTGCTATGAAAATGCAGACTGACGAAGATTTACTCCGTCATATGGTTCTTAATTCAATTCGTATGTACCGCAAAAAGTACAGTAAAGAATTTGGTGAGATTGTTGTTGTTGCCGATGGCACTAATAACTGGCGTAAACGTGTGTTTCCTCAGTACAAAGCCAATCGTAAGAAATCACGTGAGAAATCTAGTGTAGATTGGAATGAAGTATTTCGTATTCTTAATACAGTACGTGATGAGATCCGTGATAACTTTCCTTATAAAGTAGTACATCAAGATGGATGTGAAGCTGACGATTCAATAGCACAGATAGCTACGGCAACTCAAGAGTTCGGTAGATATGAGCCTGTTATGATTATATCAGCAGATAAAGATTTTGCTCAACTTCAAGTAAATAGTAATGTTAAGCAGTATTCTCCTATGACTAAGAAACTTATTGTAGAGAAGAACCCTAGGACATTTTTACTTGAGCACGTGCTTAAAGGTGACTCGTCCGATGGTGTACCTAATGTATTATCAGATGATGATGTATTTGTAGATGGTCGTCGTCAGACACCTTTATCAGCTAAGAAGAAAGCTGCCTTAATGGAAGACCCCTCAGCTCTTGGTCAAGATGTCTTGCGTAATATACAACGTAATCGTACTATGATTGATCTAATGGAATTACCAGAAGCTATAAAACTGGATATTATAAATAACTATGATAGCCAAGATCCAACAGAAAATAAATCTAAGGTTCTAAACTATCTGATTAACAAACGTTGTAGATTATTAATTGAAAGTGTAGGAGAGTTTATTTTATGAAACTTGTTTATGAAGTCTTTGAGAAATATTCAAAGGCTAGAAGTAAAGAGGAGCGTATAGCTGTTCTTAAAGAGAATGAATCATGGTGGTTAAAAGATGTTATCCGTGGCACGATGGATGATACAGTCAGATGGAACTTACCTGCGGGTGCTCCACCTTATACTGAAAATAAACCTGAAAGTGCACCTTCCCAACTCAGTAAACAGCACAAGAAGTTCGTCAACTTTGTAGTAGGCGGACCTGGTGATAATATGAATGGGATCCGAAGGGAAAGATTGTTTATAGAAATTCTGGAAGCTATTCATCCGGAAGATGCTAAACTTGTAGTTGCTATGATTGCGAAAAAGAAGACCGTAAAAACATTAACTAGACCTATAGTAAACGAAGCCTTTCCTGGGCTTCTAAAGGACTAATATTGCCTAGCAAAATAAAAATAATTAACCAATGGGTCGAAGTAGAAATTCTACTTTGGCCTTTTTTACTTTAAGGAAACTATCTAATATGATCTCAGCTCAAATTGAACGTCTCAGACGTGACTCACGAGAACTGGTACAATACTCAAAGAAATTAGAAAAAAAGGGCAGAGCCGATCTTGTACATAAGATTATGCTAAAGAAACAATTTATAGATCAACATATTGAAGATGTAATAGCGGAGCAAAATTCTTCATAAAAACAGAAAATAAGTGTTTACATCTCCGCTAAGGTATGGTATAATAAATTAACTTAATTTAGTGGAGATGTATACTATGAATATTTTTATATTAGACAAGAGTCCAGTTGTCTCAGCACAACTACAGTGCGACAAACATGTAGTCAAAATGATTGTAGAATCAGCTCAGATGTTATCTACAGCACACAGAATGCTAGATGGTTACATGGAAACTCGTCCATCTAAATCTGGTAAACGCATGGTTAAATACTATGTACATACAGATCCTTACTTAGAAAAAAATCTATACAAGGCAGTTCATCACTATCACCCTTGTACTGTATGGACCTGTGAAACTAATTCTAATTACAATTGGCACTATAAACACTTCATTGCTTTATGTGACGAATATACTTATAGATATGGTAAAGTGCATGCTACAGATACTAAGATGCGTGATTTACTTAAACGTCCACCTGTAATGACTAACTACAGTAATGATAGAACACCATTCAGACTTGCAATGGCAGACTATCCAGAATGTATTGCCCTTGGTGATCCAATACAAGCATACCAAGCCTTCTATCAAACTAAACAAGATAGATTTAAAATGGTTTGGTCTAAACGTGATATACCGGAGTGGTTTAATGTTTCTGCTGCCTGATTATATACCAGTAGATGAATTATCAATAGGTGACACAAAAATGCGCCTCGTTGAGACAGCTAAAAAAAATCAATATATACAGTTATATTCTAGTCTATCAAAACAATGGAATATAATGTATAAAACAAATGTTGAACAAGAATGGATTGATTG